CTAATAAGAAAGCTTCTGGCCGGGGTAGATCGTATAAGGTGCCCCAATGCCGTTCTTGCTTGCGATGGTGTGCCAGTCGATACCGAGCGAAGCGCCAATCTCGCTGAGCGTGTCTCCGCTCTTGACGGTGTAGACGCGCGCAGCGCCAACGCCCTCCCTCTGGTTGACGATTGCCTGAACCTCGCTGAAGCGGTCGCCCAGAACGTCGCTACGCGTCGGCACAACGCCGAACATTCCGCGCTCAACATCATCTGCGAGCTGAGAAGCGGAAGCGCCGTCAATGTAGTTGATGAGGTCTTGCACCTCTTGGTAACGGTCGCCGAGCTTTTCGCGGCGCTCATCGTCAACGCCATACTCGCCGCGCATGACCGCTGCTGCAAGGTCAAGCGTCGTGCCCTCCGGCGAAGGCTCGGCGACCTCTGCGGGCGGAACGTCGGGCGCTGCCGCGCCGGACGGGTTGGCAAACTTGCCCCACGCTTCGCGCGTCATATAGGCGATATCGAGATCAAGCGGCGCGTTGAAGCCATTGAGACGGCCATTCGACGTGTACTGGTGGATTGCGCAGCTACCCCAAGCGCCGAAGCCGCCATCGGGAAGCCACGGCGAAGACTGGTAGCCGGTGCGGTTGTTGTTAGCGTACTGCGCAACCCAGAGCGCGTGATTCGGCGCGATCTTCGACCAATCCTCTTCGGTGCAAACGCTACGGCTCATATAGACGATGCAGCGAACGCCGGTCTGATCGTAGACGTAATCGAGGAACTGCTTTGCCTTGTCGGTTCCGATGCGCCCATACATCTCATAATCGAGAACGGGAATGCCGTTGCCGAAGTAGTTACGGCAGCTTGCGACGAAGTGCTTAGCCTGAGCGATGGGGTCTTCTCCGTTCATGAAGTGATAGAAGCCCCAGAGCTTGCCGAGTTTGATAGCCTGCTGAATCCACGGGTCGCAGGTGTTGTGAACGATGGTGGTTCCCTCTGTCGCCTTGCAGATAACAAAATCGCAAGGCACCTGCGCGAGGTCAAGCCCGCGCTGGTAGTTAGAAATATCAATGCCGTTGAGTGCCATAGAAGCCCCCTCTGATGCAGTAGAAGTAATGAAAATCGACCTGCTCTAGCTCTTCGAGCGTGAAGGCGCGCGCTGAGTTCCCAGCGCTCGCCGGGTCGCGTATCCAGTAGCCGTCATCGTCGGCGCGCCAGATAAGCACGACGTGCCCGCCGTAGTCCCTATCGCCGAGCGTTCCGCTCATGCCAGCGAAGGCAAGCCACCCATCGGACACGTTTTGAAGGACGGGTGCGAGATCGTAAGAAATCGGCGTGCTCTCGATGCCGTATTCCGGGTAATGCTCGGCAATCCACGCGCAGAACTTGCCGGGGTCGTTAACGCCATCGGTAAGGCACGTGTCACCCACGAACGATGCGAGCGTGAGCGGCGTAATGTCCTGAAGCGTCATGTATTTGACAGCCATAGCGGCGCATGTAAGGCCGCAGCCGTGGTCGCCGATGGTGCCGCCCGCATATGGTATGTAGTCCCATTGCGGGTCGGTCTGAAGCCATATCGGCATGCTGTTACCCTCGGCAATCGGCCTATCGGCAACGATTGCTAGGCGGTCTTCCTCAGCGGCAGCGTAGCCCTCTTCGCGCGCTTCAGCGAGCGCGCCCGCGTCGCTCTCGATATGGCCAACGATGAGCCAGCCGCAGAAGAGCATTGACGCGAGCGCGCCGGAAAGCACGAGGGCGACAGCCTTTAGCCTACTCATCGCGCTTCGGCTCGGTGTAGGTGAGCGCTTGCGCGGAATCGCCAACGCCCGCCGTGGTCGGGTCGGTCACGATGCCAAGAATCGCGAGCACGGCGAAAAGCGCGTTGATGATCGCGGCCAACTGCTCGTTCAGAACTCCAAAGTCCCACTGGTAGCCGAACGGCGCGGCGACCACCTGCACGAGCAGCAGGACGGCGGGAATGAGAGTAAGCCAGAACGTCTTGTTCTTGATTCGTGCAGTGAAGTTAATCATTTCAGTTCTCCTTTTCATAGATGAGGTCTACGCGGTCGTAGATGTGATCGACCTTGTTTGCCATGTCGTGCGAGTGCTCGCGCGATTCCCTGATTTCGTCGTGCAGCGCCGCCGTGGAAGCCCTGAGAGATTCCATAGCTGCTTGCAGCCCTTCCGAAATGTTGTTGCTACGCTCCATCTGCGCAGCGATGCGGCCTTCCATTTCCGAGCGCTCGCGGTCGCGCTGCGCGCGCTCGTTGAGTTCGTCGCGCTTGCGCTCTTCGCGCTTCAGCTCTAGTTCGGCCTGCCGCGCCGCGTTTCGCTCTTCAAGCTCTGCCTTGCGCTCGTTGTTGCGCTGGTACTCGTTAAGCAACTGCTTTGCGAGTATTCCGAAACCGATAGCAACGAGGAACGCGAAGAACCATTCGGCACCGAAGGCCGCTGCATGGTCTAAAACGCTCTCCGCCACGTCAGCCCTCCGTCACCTCTCGCCAGACGGTTTCTGTGCCGACAGCCCCCGGCTCCCAGACGTTGTTTGCAACGAGGGATTCCCAGACCTTGCCGTTGTGCTTGACGCGGGCACCGAGCGGGTAGGGATTCGTAGAATCAGGCTGCACCCATTCGGGCACTTCCTCTGTCGGCGTGTCGGGCGTGCCAGCTTCAAGCACCTGTGCCCAAAGGCTCGGCGCTGCCGTGGGTGCCCAATCGGTCTGCGACGTGTGCGCCTGAAGGCAAACGTAAAGCTCACCCTCATAGCTCACGCGCTCGCCCTCGGCGTAGGCGTGGCCGTTGCCGTCCCACGCGGCGAAGAGCGCGGCGGCTCGGCTCGCCACGTCGGTTGAGAGAGACGGCGCTTGTGTCTTGTAAATCGCGATGATCGCGCGCACCATGCTCTCTTCGTCTTCGGTGAGTGCCATTTGTTGCCCCTTTCTCTCGGTAACGAAAAAGCCCCCGCGTCTGCGAGGGCTTTGGTATCTGATGGTGTGTGTTCGCTCTTAGCTGAAGAGCTGCTTATAGAGCGCGTCCATGCGCCTTACCGTCTCGTGAGCGTCAAGCCGCTTCATGCCTCCGCGCCACGATTGGTAAGACTGGTTGACTTGCTCGACGGTCATAACGCCGCGAGCGACCAGCGCCGCTTGCTTCTTCAGCTTGCGCCGCTGTCGCGTCACGGAAGAGCGGCAAGGGCGAACAACCACCTTTTCACCCTCGCCATATGAAAACCTCTTCTTCAGGAACACGAAGCCGCGCGACAGCTTCACTACGCGCGTCTTCTTGCGGTTGATGATGATTCCCAGATCGTCGCAGAGCGCTTCGATGCGCGAGAGCGCGTCCCAAAGCGTCTGCTTGTCAAGCGCGATGCAATAGCTATCGTCCATGTAGCGACCGCTCGCGAGGATGCCCGGAAGCGAAAGCATCAGATGGTCTATCGGCGACGGCAAGGCCACCGCTAGAATCTGGTTTGGCTCGCTGCCAAGACCAAGCCCGCGCGCGCCGTGAGCGTCTATCTGGTCGCCCATGACGCGCTTAACGCGCTCATCGTCAATGGCTCTGTCGATGATGCGCTTGCAAGCGTCGTGGTCGATGTTCGCGAAATAGTCCGAGAAATCGACCTGCAAGATGTAGCCTTCCGCCCCGTGCTTTCGCCGGTGGGCTACAAGCTGACGCTTCATGCGCTTGATTGCGTACTCGGTGCCGCGCCCCTTCACGTTTGCGGCGCATCCCTCTGTCAGGGTAGGCCAGATCGCGGGTGCGAGCGCGTGACGGCTTAAAGACTTCTGTATGACACGCTCCGAGAAGTGGACAGAGCAGATATGACGAAGCTTTCCGCGCTCGAAAAGGTCAAACTCGATGAAGCCGCGCCGGAAGTCAGCGCCCGTGAGCAGGTCGCGGCGCGCCCGCATGATGTTTGGCATGACGCGCCCCATGTAGCGCTGAACGCTTGCCTTCCAGCGAACGCCCGCAGCAGCGCCGTTCGCCGCGCTGTATAGGTTATCGAGGTCTGCGACGGCTTCTAGCGTGCATCCTTCGATGCGCCTAGCCCTATTCTCCGCGCGCTTGGCATCTCGCCTTGCGCGGCGTTCTGCGCGTCGCTCTTCAGAGTTCATGAGGGCACCCCGCGCGGCTTGCAGTCGGCATCCAGCAGCCGCTTGACGGTTGACCATGAAACGCGGTCGGAAGCCGAGAACCGCGCCATGCAAGCAGCGAACGGCAACCGTCGCGGGGTGCATATTTACGGGCGCATGCCCGATGGTCGCCCCTTCCTTCCTCAAATGCACGGCGCGCGGCGCTTACGGCCGCGCGGTCTGGCAAAGCTCGGGAATCACGGCAGCGGGCGTATCCAGTCGTTCGTCGGCGCGTTGTTGTTGGCATTGCCGTTGTTGTTGACATTGCACGCGTTGGACGAAGAACCACCCATGACAGACCGCAGCCACCAATTGACGCGACGATTTCCAAGGGACAACTCGCGAACATTTTACCCCTTTCCTATGAGTTTCACGCCAGCGCGAGCGCCCTTTATCAGCTTAATGTCGCTGTCGATTCGGTCTAAGATTCCTTCGAGCCGCGCGGCCTTGATGGGAAGCCCCATAGTCAGAAGGCTTTGCATGTCTTGGTAGAGCTGGTTTAGGTCTGCCAGCGCAAGCGTCATGTATCGCTTTCGTTCATCGACGTTGCGCGGCGTGTTCGGATAGAATGCGTCGGCCTTAACCAGATTGAAGACAACGCTTCGCGCCGTCTCTGCCATAGGCACCGCGAAGATGAAGCGGTAGGATTTCGGAACGTCGCGCGACGTTACAAGGCGCGTCACGTCGTTTCTGATCGCAACCGCCGTGTTGAAATACTCGAAAGAGCTTAGGTTGCGGTTGCGCATGTATACGCCGCTCACTTCGCGGCACCTCCTAATCTGCAACGGTTAGGCGCATGCGCAAGGCATGCGCCAGCGCGGTACTGTGTACGGCTTATCAGCCTATGAGGAAGCACGGCAGCGGGCGTATCCAGTTGTGCGTCGGCGCGATGTTGTGGGCATTGCCGTAGTAGCTGACACCGCACGCGAAGGACGAAGAACCACCCATGACAGACCGCAGCCACCAAGGGACGCGACCGCCCGCGATGCGGCTTGCCGTGTCGCTGAAGATGGGGAACTGGCTATCGAAGCCGACAGAGTAGCCCTTGGTTCCCCAGACCGGGCAGCCGTAAACCTCCATCTCTGAGGGCGACCAGACCTTGCCCAAGTCCGCCCAGCCCCAACCGCTCGATTCGGTGAGCTTTTCGCTCGAAGAATAGCGCTCTTCGAGAAGCACGCGCTGCGCCATGATCGCGTTCTGAAGCGCGGTCGGCAGCGCTGGCAGGAAGTCGTTGATTTCCCAGTCGTGCAGTTTCGAAACCAAGTATGGGTGCTTTTCCTCGGCGGTACCGTTGTTGTCGTTCGTATCGCGCCACTGAAGGTAGCTGGTGTTTGATGCCTTGTCTCCGGTGACGCTCACGGGCGCGAGCGGCACCATGACGATATGGTGCCCCTTCGCTGTGTCGCCGCACTGGTAATAGTGGTCGATAGCGCCGATGCGGTAGCGCACCGTCTGCGACGGCACGTTAGCGCCCGCCGTGATGGGAACGTCGATGTAATCGCCGATGCGAAGACCGGCGAAGTTGGCGCTTCGAGCGCGGTTCCGAAGCCATGTGTAAACGTCGGTGCTCCCGATCTCGCTTGCGAAGACCGAAGCGAGCGAGCGACCGCCGTATGCGTTGATGATGTGCTGCCGGTCGTATTCCTCTGCGGTGGTGACGGCGTTCGCCGTGTTGCGCGCAGAAGAATCCTTCAGATTGTAGGCGGTTCCGCCGATAGAGAACTTCGACAAGTCGGCCATTGCTTTTCTCCTTCCTTAGTTGAGCGTCGCCGTCTCGCCGCTCACGTTCGCCTGAGCGACGGTTACGGTCTCGCTAGAAAGTGCGGTGCGTCTGTTGGTGGGCATGTACGCCGTTTCGCCAAGGACTATGTAGCCGTCCTGTAGCTCCACAAGCGCCGTCGCAAGCGTCGCATTCTCTTCGCGCAGCTCCTGCACCTCGTCATCTGAGGGCGGCTCGATAGAAGCGATAGAGTTTGCGATGTTAAGCGCGTTCTGCGCAGCGGCGGTGGCATCCTCCGCCGCGCCGTTTGCCGCAGCAGCGGCGGCGTTGGCGCTTGAAGCGGCAGTGTTTGCCGCGCTCGCGGCGGCGTTGGCGTTGGATGTTGCCGCGTCGGCGTTCTGCTTGGCGGTGCTGGCGGCTGATGCCGCGTTGTTCGCAGCCGTGGTTGCAGTGTCGGCGTTCTGCTTGGCGGTGTTCGCCGCCGAAGCTGCGCTTGTCGCCGACGCTGCGGCATCGTTTGCAGCCTTCGCGGCGTTGGTCGCGCTCGTAGCAGCCGAGTTCGCCTTGCTCGCGGCGCTGTTCGCCGCGCTGGCCGCGCTGTTGGCTGAGCTTACGGCCTGATTGCCACGGTCGATGAGGTCTTGAACGGCATCGTCCCAGTTCTGCGCGGGCTGCTGCCCGTCAAGAGCGCTTCGCAGGATTTCGATAGCGAAGCGCTCCGTTGAGTAGGTCGCACCGTTCTTTGTGATCGTGAAATAGGCTTCGTCGGTGTAGCCGGACACGCTGCATAGCTTCGATTCGTCAACCGTGATCGTGGCGGCGTTTCCGCTCACCGAGCACTGGCCGCGATAGTAGTTCCGCTTGTTCGGCAGCAGCACGACAAGCCATGCCGTAGCTCCGGAAAGCGAGAACTCAGCGCCGTTGTCGTAGATAAGCGCCTTGATTGTGGTTCCGCCATCGTCGCCCTGACCGACCTTGATGCAGGTTCCCGCACCCTCCTTCGAGATATCGAGTTCAAGCGTCCGTGTGTTACTCATCACTCACCGCCTACGCAATCTTGTTTCCGTTTCTGTATATTCCATCGCTTCTGAATTGGTATGACACGCCCTCTGAGAAGACGCTCGTACTACCGTTTGATACGAGTAGGCCGGTACGGAGGTTCGGGGAAAACGCCCCGTTTCCAATGGTGAAGTACGCTGTATCGCTGTTCCCGTTATAACCCGCCGCAAAGTCATCCGTACCAAACGAAACCCTATGGTCAGACGCCCTGCTCACGTCGTATGAGAACCCCGGATGAAGCAAACGGATAACCTCATCGTCGTTAACGAGAGACTCGATGAACTTAACCCCGTTGCCGTTCTTCAGGTAAACCCACCTATCGGACGATGTGGAGCCGTTCACGCCCTCAATTCTCAGAATCGGAGAATCCCTGTCATAAATCACCAGAACTCCGCTGTTGTATGCGGTGTTCTCAAACTCCAGACGAGTTGTTATGTCACTAGATAGAACGACCTTATCGGCTTGCACCGTGCCAGCCTTGATGAACTCGCCGTTGATGTAAATAAGGCCGTTTGACAGGTAGATTCCCTGCGTCTTACCGTTGTTCGTCAGACGGTTGAAAACGTCCAGCTGCGTGAGCGAATCGTCTAAGTCATCCGTTGACTGGTTGCCACTTGTCAGGGCGCGAGCGAGAACCGGCGTGGTGTAGGAAACCGAGCCGTCAGACCACGTGATCTTGCTTCGCGTCCAGTAGTAGCGCCCCTTGACCCACGATTGCTGCGTGTTAGACCAAGAGCCACCAGTTTGCGTCGTGCTGCTCGTGCTCAGATAGTATTGCTCCACAACGCTTGATGCGCCCATGCCGTTTTCACCAACGATGCGCTGCGCTGTCGTGTACGCTACTGAGCCGTTGGCAAGCGTCATCTTCGTCCGCTGCCAAAGGTACTTGCCCTGCTGCCAAGAAGCGTTCGTGCTCCATGTAGTAGGCTGCGTGGTTGAGCTGTCGGAAAGCCCGAACTGAACGTCTGTCTTCACGACAACAAGCCCAGCGTCGGTGTCGGCGATACTTGCATCTGCCGCAATGACAACCTCGCCGGTGTCGATATCGGCAAGAAATACCGTCTTGCCGTTTTTCTCAACCTTTATCGTTCCGGTTTGTATGTACTCTCCGTTTACGTAAAGCCTTCCATCTTTGAGGTAGATACCTTGGTTCTCACCTCCGTTTGTCAGCCTGTCGAACACTTCCTGCTGGTCAAGCTCTGAATCCAGTTCGTCGGTGTACCCGTAAGCCTTATCCAGCGTGTCATCGGTGATTTCCTGCATCGTGTTGCCGTCGAACGTAGCGCCAGCGGAAAGCGAGAACTCACCGCTGGTCAAATCCCAGAAGTTGTTTCCCTTCTCGTCGGTGAGCAGACCGGCGCGCACGCGGTCGGCCTTCATGGTGCCAGCATTGATAACATCGGCAGTCACCATGCCGCCCGTGAAGAACGTTCGCCAATCCCATTGACCATCTGACGTAAGGCCAGCGGCCAACCGCTGACCGCGCCCGTTGACGTTGATAGCCCACATGTCGGCGGTCGCCTTGACCGGCAAACCCGTTTCGGGGTTCAGCGGTACATTGCTCCAAATCTCGCCAAGCTCGAACGTCTCGACATGGTAGGTGCCAACTGCGTTGAACTGAGCGTTGAGCGCTTGCTGAAGCTGAATGAGCCACGATACCGACGTGCCAGCCGCAGCGTCGTATAGCGCGTTTTGCTGGCTGTTGCTCTTAAGCGCGTGGTTGACGCTCTGCCACATGTCGGCCATCGTGTCCGTAAGCGTGCCGAACGTAACGGTAGCGTCTCCGGTGAGCAAGTCGCGCTCAATCTGAGACACGCGGCCATGAAGGCGCACGCCCTCGGCAGAAAAACCCTTGTCGATGATCGCCACGTCATCACCCACGCCCACGCCCTCCCATGAGCGCCCAAATGCGTAAAGGTCGATAACCGAAGCGGTGTAGGTTACTTTCGGCTCCTTCACCTGCTCTAGGTAGTCTTTCGTTTCCTGCAAGAGCTGCGCCGCGTCCTCGCACTGCTCGTTGACGTATGACGCGACGGCGGGAAGAATGCCGCCCTCGCCGTCAGGGTGCCCCCAAACGGTTGTAGCGTCGGCGTCCTCCACGTAGTCTTTACCGCCGTTGATATCGCCGAAAGTGAGACGGCGACCGTAACCGCCGCTCTCCGTTTCAACGCCCTTGCCGTATCCGTAGACGCGCGTTTTCGGGTTGTCGCTCGCAACGGAGCGCTTAACGGAAACGAGGTCTTTAGTCCACGTGAACCGCTTAGCGCTACTCTGGTTGCCGCGCTTGGCGCGCACGCCCACGCGGCGGCTAACGATGCTCGCGCCGTCGTGGACGATAAGCGTTTCAAGCTCTCCGCCCCACGTCTCGATGATTCCGGCCAATCCCTCACGCACGCTCTCATGGTAGAAGGTGCGCGAAGCGCTGCCGCCCTGATCGCACGTGCCAACCTCCCAGCGCGTGTCTGCGAGGATTGACGCGAGGGCTACCGCAACGCTGCCGGAAGGCCGCTTATCGTCCAGCCAGTCATCCCACGTCTCGTTCACCGAGTTGATGCAGACGGCTTGCGTCTCAGGCGCGCCGTCATCGTCGTGTACGCGGTCGATGGTGTCAACGATGTGTTCGTGGCACACGCCCTGAAGGTCAATCCAGACTACGCGGTCGCCCTTCACGAGGTCTTCGGCGCACGTGATGTTCAGTTCGTCGGTTCCGTCCAGCGCGTCGGTGTGCGTCGCAGCGCTCACCGTGAGCCGCCCCAGATTGTCGCCCCAGCGGTTGAAGCGGGTGAAGCCGATACGTCTAATTAAAGCCATCGTTCCACCCACTCAAGAATCGCGGTGCCGTTGGTGATGTTCAGGTGGCATCGCCCGTTGATCTCGAAGTAATCCGAATCAATCGTTACCGGCGCGGTCTGGTTGTTAACCGTCGCGTGCTCGGTCGCCATGTCAAGCCTGATGGTGCTTGAAGACGTGAGCGCGGTGTTGATAGCCACGAACTCGCCGGTATCGACGTTCGTAATCCGCCACGCGCTGCCAGCGGAGGGCTTCGCCGTGACCTTCAGGTAAGCGGGGCGGTTGCCGCCAGCGTTTACGTAGATGTTGCCAGCCGAAACCTCCATGCGGCGCTTCTGTCCGTAATAGTCGGGGTCGCCGATATGGAAAGTCACGGTGGTTGTCGGGCAATCGTCCGTGATCTCGTCTAGGTCGGTGCTGCCGCTCACGATTGCGAGCAGGTAGCGCGTCGGGTCATCGGGAAGGTAGAGCGGCGCGGGTTCGTCAGTCCAGAGAGCCGCCGCGAGCTTGTGCCGCATCTCCGCGACCTCGCGGCGGTCTTCAGTCCTAAGCCAAATCTCAACGGGAAGGTCGTAGCCGCCACGGTAGGCACTCTTGAAGACCTCGCCATGCCGCCCCGGCACGCTCTCGAACGTCGCGTTGACGGTCGCCATGATGGGGCGGCGCACCTTGCAGTAAACCAGCTTCGATAGGTCGGTGCCGTTAAAGATGATTCGGTCGTGCTGGTTCCTAGTCCGTCTAAGTTGCAACTGGCACCCCCCTTTGCTTCAGCTTGCTTGCGATGCCAGCGCCGATCTGCTGGCCTGTCTCGTATGCGTCCACGCCGTCGGCGACCGTGGCGTAAACCGTCACGGCGACGTTAACGGGCTGGCTCGGCGCGTCGGCAAATCGCGAGAAGGCGCGGTTTACCGATGTTTCGATGAAGCCTTGCAACTGCTTCTCAGGCGCGATGAACTCGCCGCCCGCTTCGCCAACGCCGACGATTGAAGGCTCATCGAAGTAGCCGCCGCGCGCGTACCAACTGATGCTCACGCTCGGTAGTGAAATCGGGCCGAACTCGTTCCAGCTCACGTTGAAGTGCGGAAGCTTTGGCTTCGGAATGCTTATCTTGATTCCGCCGAAGGCGTTCATGATCTTCTGCGGAATGCTCGAAATCGCGTTCCATGCGCTTTCGATAGGGTTCTCTATGAAGCCCCGAATGCTGTTGAACACGCCTTGCACCTTCGAGCCAAGGCCGGGGAATCCCAGCTTGTCGCCGATTCGGTCTGCGATGCTAACCGCCGTGCTCTCGGCAGCGTCAAGTTTCGAGCCGATGTTGTCTTTAATCGCGTTGAAGGCGTTTGCCGCTTGGCTCTTCGCAGTCTCCCAGTCGCCGTTCATTGCGGCTTGCAGAGCGCCAGCCGCCGAGCTGCCAACGGTCTTCGCGGTGTTCATGTCGTTCTGAACCGTGGAAGCGATTTGCCCGAAGGCCGAATCGGTGTTGCCGGTTAGATTGTTCCACCAGCTAGACACGGTATCGACCGCGCCCTGTGCGAGGTTCCCGACGTTGGTTTTAAGATCGTTCCAAGCGTTCGAAGCGCCGGTTTTGATGTTCTCCCAAGTGTCGGAAGCGCCTTGCTTCAACTGCTCCCACTTCTCGCCAACGCCGGTGCAGAAATCCGAAACGCCGGTGCTGACCTGCTCCCAGATTCCGCCCCAGAACTCAGGCACGCCAGCGAAGAAATCCTGCACGGCTTGCCACTTCTCCGAAATCCAGCCGGTGAAGTCAGACCACATCTGCTTGCCAGTCTCGGTCTGCGTGAAGAACCACGTAAGGCCAGCGACGGCGGCTGACACGGCGGCAACGCCAAGGCCGATAGGATGCGCGGCGATAAGACCGGTAAAGCCCGTCCAACCGCTAGAAAGCGTGCCGGTGAGCATGCTTCCCAGACCGCCCGCCTTGGTGACGATGTTTGAGAAGCCGGTTCCGATCTTGCTTAGAAAGCCCGTGTCTCCCATGAGCTTCTTAGCGCCGCCCCAAAGCTCGCCAGCGGTCTTGAAGGCGCTTCCCACGCCCTCTGCGGCTTCCATCGTCTTACCAATGGCGGTTGTCACGCCGCCGAAGGCGACCGCGCCGAGCGCGAGGTTGTTAACAAGCGTCTGCTGCTCTGGCGTTAGGCTCTTGTACCAGCCCGTTACGGCTTCGAGCGCGGGCGCGAGCGTGTTAAGAAGGCTCGTCCCGATCTCGGTTACGGCGGTCTTGACTGGCATTGCCGCTTCGCCGAGTTCCTGCATGCTCTGGTTCATCTCGTTCTGCGCGTCGCGCGAAGCGAGAAGGTCTTTGTTCGTCTCTTGGTACTGCCGTCCCGCATCCGCGTAAAGCCCGGTAAGCGTCTCGGTGATGAGCTGCGACCGCTCCTGCTCGCTTCCGCACGCGGCAAGAGCAGCGTTAAAAGCGTCTTCTTTTGTCTGACCCTCGGCGACCGCCTGATTGAAAGCGGCCTGAGCCGAAGAGTGGCCGGACAGCGCGGCTCTCCACTGCTCGGCTGATGCCGTAGACCAGTTGAGAGCGTCGGCAAGACCGCCCGTGACGGTTCCGGTGTGCGCCGTCTCCTGCGCCGCTTCCGCCAAGTTCTGAAGCGGCAGCGCGTCGCCGAACGTCGCGTAAGCTCCAGCGGCAATGTTCGTCCACTGCTGCAATTCCTGCTCGTTGGTTGTCAGGCGCGCTATGTTCTGGCTCGCTTCCGTGGCAGACGAAGAATCGCCAAGGATGCGGTAGAAGCTCGCATAGGTCGAAGATGCTTGCTCAGCGGTTCCGCCAGCGCTCACCCATGCCGTTTCGAGCTGTCCGCTCTGCTGTATCGCTTCCTCTTGGCTCGATGCAAGGCCGGTAAGCGCGCCAGCCGCGCCGATGATGCCGCCAGACAATGCCGTTCCCGCGCTCGAAACCTTAGACCCGGCGCTTGAAAGCTTGTCGGCGTTGTCCTCGATGGTCTGACCAACCTTGTAAAGCGCTGTGCGCGATGCGTCCGCTTCGCGCGCCGTGTCCGCAAGCTCGCTGCCGTAGCTGTCAAGCTGGCGCTCGCACTGCATGATTGCGCGCTTCAGGCTGTCGTACTGCCGTTCTTCCTGAGCGGTGAGTTGCGCGCCGCTCTGCTTCTTGCTCTCCAGCTGAGCGAGCGCTTGCTTGTAAGCGTCAAGCTTCTGCTTCGTCTCGCCGTAGGCAGAGTTGAGCGCCTTTACCTTCTGCTCTAACAGCTCGGTGTTTCCGGGGTCGAACTTCAGCGCTTTGTTGATATCGCGCAAGTCGCTTTGGGTGTCGCGCGATGCCTGCTGAACCTTCTTCAGGGCGCTTTGAAGCTCGGTCGTGTCGCCGCCGAACTTGATAACAAGCCCCTTGTAAGTGACCGCCACGTAATCACCCCTCTTCGGTTGTCAAAGTCCCATGAGTGCTTGAAGCAACGCGCCCTCGCGGGTGCGCTGCCGTCAAGAACTCACTTCATGTCACGTCATGACCAGAACGCGGCTTCGGCCTTGCGCGCCTTCTCGTCTTCGTCGTAGTGCGCCGCAGCGTCGGCGTAGAACGCGTTGATCTCCAACAGGTCTTGCACCTGCCGGTAGCTCATCATCTGAAGGTCTGAAAGCGTCAGGCCGCATTGCTGGCAGTTGTAGATGTATCGCGCGTCGCACGCGTCTTGCAGGTTACTTGGAAGCGGCGGCGCTGGCCTTTTCGGCTTCCTCGGCTTCCACTGCATCTTGCGCGGCGCTTGGAAAAAAGTTGTCCATCACAATACGCATCACGTCGGTAGCCCAACCGTCCTTGCGCTCCAAGTCGTAGCCATCGGCGGGGAAGGACGAAACCCACTCATCGAACTTCTCATCGAACTGAGGGTTTGCCGTCTTGATGCACGCGTAGAAGATTTCGAGAAGCGGCACGAGCGGTGGGAATCCGAACTTGTCCAAGTTCTCCAAGATCGCGCCGGTATCCTCGTTAATGTCCTTCGGTCGCATGGTGCCGTTGGGCTTCACGACATTGAAGCAGCGGGAAAAGGCAATCGGAGTGAATGCGTTGAAGGTCGCTTCGAACTCCTTTTCGCCAACCTTGATAAGCATTCGCAACCTCCTACGCGGCCGGGGTCTTGTGCGCAAGCTCGATATCGACCGCATCAAAGAAGGTGTCGTAATCGGCAAGGCCGGTGAAGCTGTCATAGCCGCTCGTGCGAATGTCGGTGCTCGGGATGGTGACGGGTCGCCACGTGAACGGGTAATCGAGCTGCGTAATCTCCGGCGTATCCTGAATGGTGTTAAGCTCCTGCGTCGGCTTCGAGAGCTGACACATGAGAAGGCAGCGGCGGCGACCGAGCACGTGCCCCGGCTGCTCGCACATGAAGGCGAACTTTTTAGGCGTTCGGTCTGCGCTCAGGATGGTTCGCCCGTCCTGCGCGATCTCGTAGCCCACGAGGTCTGCGATGAGCTGGCGAAGCTCGGCCGTCCCCTCGGTGTCGTAGAAGCTCATGGTGCCGCTTCCGCCGTTGTCCTGCTGCTTGTCAAGCCAAACCTCGTTGTCGGCGTAGCTAGAAGCCGTCTCAACGGTCGGCTCCATGCTGATAGCGACGGTGCCCGCGACGTGCACGGGGTCTTCGTAGGTAAGCGCGTCTTCGTCGGTGCAGATCGCGAAATGCGAGTTCTTCACGCCGAAGAATCCGTTTCGTGCCATTTGTTTTCTCCTAACTCTCGGCGACGTTCACGGTGAACGCCGCTTCGGTAAGCTCTTCTGAATCAATGTTCGTGATGCTCAACGTGAACGGGCACTCTGCGGCTTCGAGCGCATCGCGTATGCGTTTCTCGGTCGCGTAGTCGCGGTGCCGCGTGTAGAGCGCGATATCGTAGGGCATCCACGAAAGGTAGGTGCCGTTGTCCGCGTAGGCCGCTTCGTTGTAGCCCGCGACAAGGCAGATGAAGGGCGGTGCCGGTTCCTCACCGTCAGCGAAGCGCTGGTTAGCCCACGGGATGCCGAGCGAATCGAGAACGCCGCAGAGCGCCTTTAGCTCAATCATCGTCCGTCGCCCCCCATCTCCGCGAACTCTCGCGCCACTTGGTCTGCAACCTTCCTGATAACGCCGTCGCCGGGAACGGTGCCGTAATCCTCGCCAGTCTGGTTCGTGATCTGGTGGTCGTTCTCCAACAGGTGCGTTAGCTGGTATCGCCGGTTGTGCACGGTGCATTCGGTGCCCGTCTCATCGGTCTTAACGTCGGCCTTCCAGCCCTTCTTGTAAGCACCGGTGCGCACCTTGCTTTCTTGCTTCAACAGCTTCACGGCGCGCCTTCCGGCTTCGCCCGCGTTCTCAGCGAGCGCGGAAACGTTGTCTTCCACGCACTCTTTCATGCAGCTGCTTATGAACCGCTCGATGCTCTGCTCAGCCACGGTCGCCCACCACCTCAGCGAGCGTCAGGCGCACGAAGTCGGGGCTTGACCTGTCAACGCGCGCGACCGTGAGCCGCGCTCCGTCGAACTCGACTAGCCGCTCACCTTCGTATGCGCTCTTGCGAATCTGCAATACGGCTTCGGGGTGTACGCCAGCGGCAGCGGCGGCGTAATAGGCCGCGTCGCCCATAGAGAAGACGTTGCAGAACACCTTGCGCTTTGTTTCCTCCGTCTGCTGCACGCCGTATTCGTCCTTCTTGACGGTCTTAGCGATGAGCTGGCACGTGCCAGCCCACATGCTCATTTCACGCCCCCGAACTCCGAGCTGCCGCGCATCATGGTTAGCAAATCGTCGAAGCTCTGAGTAAGGCGGTCGGCATCGGGGTTGTCCATGCCGAAGTTCGCCTTGCAGTAGACCTTCACCGCGAGCCGAACCGTGCTGTTCGAATCGTCGGCGGCTACGGTATCGGCAACGCCGCCCGCGCGCATCGCGGCGCGGGCGGCTTCGATGAGGTCTTCGATCTCAGCGTCAAAGTCGGTGCAGTCGGCGGGAATCCTCAGCGCTTCGCGGCACGCGTCAAGCAGCTTCGGCTTCTCTGCCATCTGTCACCACCTCGTTACTTTGCGGCGGTGCCGATGGTGAGCTGGCCGAAAGACTTAGGCACGACAAGCCCGCCGTCGAAGAGCAGGTATCCGTCAAAGCAGCGCTTCTGCGTACCCGGCTCGACGTAGGGCGTAATGTCCACGCCGTCGAAGATGTTTCCACGGAACAGGTCGGGATAGCCCGCCTTGATGATACCGTCCGCCATCGAATCGTCGCGCTTAACGAGCTTGCCGAAGATATGACCCTCAACGGCGGGGTCTTCGGTCTTCTCGTCCACGAAGTAAGAGCGCCCGTTGGCATCCTCGACCATAGCAATGTGGTTCCAAATAGTGTTGCCGTTGGCGTAGATAATGCAGCCCTTCGGAGCGGGGTTGCCGTAGGTGTAGAGCATGCCGAGAAGCTTGGTGATATCCGCCTTGGCAAGCGTGCCAGCGGTGGCGCAGTTAATCTTGTTGCCGGAATCCATGCCGAGCGTGCCGTCAACAGTCTTGGCGTGGACACGCGCGTTGGCGGCGACGGCAAGGCGCGCGCCAGTCTCGTTGACGATGTACTGCTCAAAGCCGTTGATAGACTGAACCGCCATCTTGCGGCTCATCTTGACGGTCTTCTTGATCTCCTCGCCCGTAAGGGTGATGGTGTCGAACTCGTTCTGCTCCTCATCGGTGGGCGCTGCGCCCTCATCGGTCTTCGCCGCGTCGCCAGCCTTGATGCTCTTATGGCGGATAAGCTCGAACTGATGCGGGAAGTTGTCCTTGTGGATGTCGCCGTAGAGAACAGCCGTGTTGTCAATCAGCGTGAAAATCTGCGTCTGAAGCTCGACGGGGATAACCGCATCGGTGTTGCTGGTCAGATGCGTAAACGCCGTGCGCTGCTCGATAAGGTGGTTGTACGCGTCGCGCTCAACCTGCGTAAGCTCGGTGCCACCGATGAGCTGCACGCCGGAACGGCTGGCAATGTCCTTCACCCACGCGCGGCGGGCGGCGGCGTTGTAGTCGGTGGTGTCGCGCACCTGCGGAAGGGCACCGCGAGCGCTCGCGGAAGTCCCCAGCGGCACGGAATCGACACGGCGGGCGGTGCCGTTCTCGATAGCGGCGCGCGCAGCTGCAACGGTCGCGGTGTGGCTGTCGCGGCGCTGAGCGGCGGCGGCGTTGCGCTTCTCGATCTCGGCGGTAAGCGCGCTCATGCGCTCTGCGTCCTGCTCGGTCGGCTCGGTGTCGGTGCCGTCATCGGCCTTGTACTTATCGACAAGACCCTGAAGCTCGTTAAGCAGGTCATCCATAGTCATCTCGTCCATTGTTCTAAACCTTTCTGCTCTTGGCGATTGCCAGTGTCGCCCTCGCAACGGCAAGGGCACTCTTACGGCGCGCAAGCTCCTTGCGCGACTGCTCAATCGCTCCGTTGAGCAGGTTTCTTGCTGATATCTCGGTGTTCGGGTCAGCCGGAAGGCTGACGGCGGACACGTCGAAAACCTTTTTGACGCGCGTAATGGTCGTGGTATGCGTCTCGCGGTCGTATTCGTCTGCCGCTACCGTGAAAGCCCATGACATGCGCGTGATAAGACCGGCCTTTATCTCTTCGAAGAGATCGCGCGCGCCCTGAGAGCGCGACAGGTCGGCGGCGATGAAAAGCCCGTGCTCGTCCGGCTCCACAATGAGCGTCCCGTTGCTCATGCGGGCGTACACTCTGCCCGCATGGTCGAACTGAAGGATAACGTCGCTCATGTCCGCTTCGCGGAAGGCATCGGGGCTGATAACCTCGATGTATTTTGTGCCGTCGAAATCCTCGAACAGAACGTATGGGTCGTTGAAAGTAGAAGCGTAGCCCTCAACGTAGTATTCCGTGTCGAAACGCTTCTTGGTTGCGCCGTCAGCCGCCCGCACGTTGAGCGGCACGGCAAGGGAACGGTATTGCCGCTCACTCGGTTTCGCTGGCATCGTCTACCTCCTTCTTGTCGCCGTAGCCGCTGCTCGCGTCGATTGCGGCTATGTTCGCGTTCGTCTCTGCGGCTTGCGCCGCCTGTTCCGCCGTATGCTCGCTGATAAGTTCTAGGTCGATGTACTCGCCGCGTATCACGTGGCGCTCTCCGCCCTCGTAGTGTGGGGATTGGAAAACATCGGCTACCTGATTGCCGTTCCAGATACCACGGTCGAAAAGCGCGACGGAAACGTTAAGCTTCGTCGTGTTGCTGGCGAACTCCAGGCGGTTCGCGCTGAACATGATTGAGTTTCCGTGCGCTATCTCGTTTGCCGTGTACGTCATGGAGGTGATAACGAAGCCGAGCTGAACAGCGAACGGCTCGATGCGTCCTTCGTAGTAGCTGTTGAAGGTGTCTTCGTCCGCGCAGTTCGTGACGATATCCTCATTGGAGCCGAAGAAGCGGTAAGCGCTCTTCTCGATTCGCTCCATCTGCGCCGCATCGACCGTGTAGCTTGTCGGCGTGATCTGCTCAACGTCAGAAAACAGCTTGTCATAGACCGCGATTCCGCCCGCGTTGTCGGCGGAAAGCTGAGCGTTGAACGCCTTTCGCGCCCGCTCTTGGTCGCCTTCGTTTCGGTTCTGGCTCAGCTTGCCGATGAAGCGGATTGCCGCGCCCTGATTGATAGCCGACTGCTCAGCTTCGTTCTGAGCGTGCATAAGCTCTAGCGTCGGCTGAAGAACGTTCGTGCCGTCGCCGAACAAATCGCTTTGGTACTGGTGGCGCGTCATCACGCCGACGCGCGACCACTCGACAAGCACGCTGTCGCCTGTCGGGAACGTGAGCTTTAGCCAAAGCTCGCCGTCAACGTCGTATGCTTCGCACTGGCTCGGCAGCACGGGATAGTACCCGGTTATCGTAATGCCGTCGCCAGCGTCGATAGGCACGATAAGCGCCGTGTCGTTGACCTGAAGAATCGTCCAAATGCGCTTGATGAACTGCGGCGTAGTCATCCACGGGTTAGGCTGCTGCCTGAGAGCGCGCGCGGCGACAGGCTGAGCAGAGCCGGAAACCTCCGGTTTCAGCTTGCTTGCGTGGTCTGCGCCGCTCTCGATGATGCTTCGCGTAAGCTCTGCTTCGTAAAGTCCGCCCTGCCACGTCGTGAACGACGGCGCATAGGCCGTGAACGTGGAGAAATAGCCGTTGACAGCTTGCATCTGCGGACGGTGGAACACCGCATCGAAGAGCGAGCGCAGAAACGGTTGTGATCTGCTCAACTCTAACCTCCTATCATCGCGCGGTAATCGTCCGCAATGTTCTTCATCGCAATGAACGCGTCGCACTCAGCCGCCCACGCGTCTATGCGGTTGCGCGGGTCTTGGTTCTTCTTGTCCGGCTGAATGTTCCCGTTAACGTCGGTTCGAATGGCGACGTTCGAACGGCACCATTCGGCAATCGGGTTGGCGTTGTCCACGATGCGCCCCTCCTTGTAGAGCGCTCGAAGCTCCTTCATCGGCATTGACAGCGTTTGCGCGCCCTGAATGACCTTTTGCAGGTTGTCAGCGCCGAAATAGTCTTCGTATGCTTCCACGGTCGGCACATCGCGCATGTGCCACGGGTCGTATCCGCACGCTACGGCATAGATTCCGTACTTGTCTTGAACTTCCGCCACCCAATCCAGAACGTCGCGCTTGTCCATGATGGGCGTTTCGCACGTTCGCATAAGCCCGCGCGCAATCCACGCATCGTAAGGCACACCGTCGCGACCGCCGCGCCGACCCTCGCGCTCTGCTTGCTCCAAAGCGCGAAGCGGAATCCACGCCATATGAAGCGCGTAGATGTTCGGGTCGTTCGGTCGCTTCATCAGAAGGCAAGCAGCGGTAAGGTCGGTCGTGTCCGCCGCGTCAACGCCAAGAACGGCATACGTAAAGGTTCCGTCGCCGGGGTCGAATGTCGCTTCGTTGTGTATCTCAGCCCACGTCAACCAAGCCTGAGACTGGTTTTCAATGAGGTTGAAATCCTTAACAAGCAGCGTGGGAAGGTATGTCGCATCATCCTTAGCCTTGGAAACGTTCTGTCGAAGAGCCGAAAGCGATTTGATCGTGCCAAGGCCGGGGTTCGCCTTAATCCAAGCGCTTTCGTCTTCCCATTCCTCGCGCTCGTCAAGCTCGAAGATGAACGCGATGAAGCGCTCCGCCTTCTCGCCGGTCGCCTTGCCGTCTAGCCATTTGGTCGCATACTCGTATTGGGCATCGAAGATGCTGTTTCGGACGAAACCGTTCGTCGTTATCTCCAAAACGAGCGGCTGGCGGCGCGCCGACGTGCCCTGCATCGTCAGGTCGTATAGGTCGCGGTTCTTCATCGCGGCCAGCTCGTCCACGATAGCGCCGGAAATGTCCAGACCGTCAAGATGGTTGGTGTTGGCGCTCAGCGCGCGGATGCTCCCCATGTTCAAATCGCAGTAAAGGTCTGCAACGCGCTTGCGGATGTGCTTTGCGAGCGCAGGGCTTGTCTGCACCATGCGCCACGCGTTGTTGAAGCCCTTAGCGGCCTGATCGCGCGCGGTGGCCACGTTGTAGACCTCCGGCGCGCCCTCATCGTCGTTCACGAGCAAGTCAAGCTCAATCGCAGACGCAAGCGCGGTCTTCCCGTTCTTGCGCCCCATAATCCAGAGCACTTCGCGGTACTGGCGCACGCCCTCAGCGTCAACGAAGCCGAAGACAACCGACAGAATGGCGCGTTGGAAAAGCTCTAGCTTGAAATCGTGCCCTAAGCGCCCGGAAGGAAGGCGGCAGAAGCTTTCGATGAAGCGAACGTGCTTCTGCGCGTATTCCTCCCGATAGTGATACGGATATAGCGGGTCGGTGTTGTCCATGCCCTGAAGCACGATAGCGGCAACCTGCTTCATCTTGCCGCATGCGGTGATATCGCCGCGCAGGATGCCGCCGAAATACTCGCGTATGGCGCGCTCGCACGAACCGGGCTTTGCGTTAGCCCTAGTCGTACCGCGTTTCATTGATGAAGTCTATGAGCGCTGTCTCTTATACACATCTGAC